GTGCACCTACTGGCTCAGGCAAATCTTTTTTAGCTAAGACACTAGCTAATAGCAGTTCTATTTCACCTACGGAATTTATTAAGTCTATTGAATCAAATCAAGCTTTTGCAATGGATCAATTTGGTGCATATCTTGATCCTGATGATTGTTCAGGTATGCCTACATTTGGTGCTATGGCATTAACTATCACTAAGACACTACAAGATCAATATGTATCATTATTTGATGATTCGAAGGCATTGAAAGGTAAAGCAAATCATACGTGTGCTATTGATCCGAAATTCACAGCAGATATTGCACCATGTATCTTTAATTCAGATTTGAAGCACGAATGTCAAGTTGCTAATAAATGTCCATACTATAATTCAAGGAACGATACACTAGTATCACAATTTGGTGTTCTGAATTACAGCATGTTTCTGTCATTACCTGGCCATGTAAAGAAAAGAGATTTTATTATTTGCGATGAAGCTTCCGAATTAGAAGATGAATTGGTGAAAAGATTTTCAAGAGAATTGAATTATAAAGTTCTCAAGAAGATGAATATTTCTATTACATCTATTCCAATTAATAATTATACAAAGTTTAGAACATGGTTAGAAAACTTTGTAGGTGATCTTTCCGAAGAGGTTAATACATTGATGGATTCAATGAAGAAGAAAAAAACATCTACTTCATTAGTAGATAGACAAAGATTGTCGTTATTTAGAAATTTGCATATGTCGCTCAAGACGACTATTGAGACTTGGGATGACTGTGAATATATTCTAGAAAAGACAAATGAAGCAATTACCTTAAAGCCTTTGAGAATTGATAAGCTTTCTCAACATATTTTCAATTATGGGGAAAAAATCCTTTTGATGTCTGCTACTATCATTGATCATAAACATTTTGCCAGAACGCTTGGAATCACTGATTATGAGTATATTGAAGTAGATTCTACATTCTCTGCAAAGAAGGCTCCAATCTTTTGCACGGGCAGGGTTAAGTTGAATTATAAAAATTTAAAATCATCATTACCATACATTGCAAAACAAATCAAAAATCTTTGTGATCAACATAAGGATGTGAAAGGCGTAATCCATACACATACTATGGAGATTACTAATTATCTTAGAAATAATATAAATGATCCTAGATTTATCTTCAGAGGAGATGGTATGACCAATGAACAAATCCTCAAACAACACTTAGAAGATCCATCACCAACTATCTTAGTGTCACCTTCATTGACATACGGGGTAGATTTAAAAGATGATTTAGCTAGATTTCAAATCTTAGTGAAAGCAGCTTATATGCCATTAGGAGATGAAAGAATTAAACGTCTCTTTAAAGAAGATGGACAATGGTATGTCAATAAGATGCTTAATAATCTCATCCAAGCGTGTGGTCGAGGAGTTAGATCAGTAGATGATTATTGTGTGACATATATCTTGGACGGATGCATTGTAGATGCGGTCATTCAGAACAAAACCAGATTACCAAAGTACTTCTTGAAGCGATTCAATTAAATATATGTGTGGAAATACAGACATTTCATTTTGAGATACGTGATATCATATCACAATTTATAGCTGCTTTTGATGATGTAGTTATAAATCGATATGATAAAAACCGGGACGCAAGATCAAATGTCAAGGTACGTTACGTATATTCTCCAAAAGAAAGAGTCTTATTTGATATAGTAAATAAAGCACAAAATATTACATTGCCTGTTATTGCTGTCAACGTAACAGGTATAAGCCGTGATGAAAACAGAGTGTTTTCTAAACTCTACGGATTTGACGAAAGTGATCATTTTTCTGATTTAAAGCCCGGAAAAAATCATGCACATATTAATATGCCGGTACCAGTAAACATAGATGTATCTATGTCAATTCTTACTGAGTATCAAACGGATATGGATCAAATACTTTCTAATTTTATACCGTATTCAAATCCTTATGTTGTAATTGCATGGAAAATACCGGATGCTATGGGAGCAGCCACTACACAAGAAATAAGGTCTCAAGTAATGTGGTCAGGAAACATGACCATGAGCTATCCTACTGATACAACAAAATCAGACAAATATAGAATAGAAGCATCTACAGGATTTACTATAAAGGGTTGGTTGTTTCAAAAAGAAATGCCAAAACAACAAAATGTATTTTTTATTAAAACTAACTTTTCTTCAGCATTACTAGAATGTGATAACTTTTATGCGTCAAATTCAGAAGCAATAACATTACCGGCTAGACAAAATACAAGAACAATTACATTTTCAGCTGCGCCTGTATGCACATCTATATTTTTTCACGGCACATTAATTGATGATGACTTTATCTTTCAAAAAGAAGAAGCAAATTATCCATTTATGTTGCTTGGAAATAATTACGACCATACAACTAATGTACTACTCTCATCGACTTCTACTATTTTATCTTCATCATTAACCGTATTAAATTTTGATTATTATCCGTCGATTAGTGCATATAATTTACCTTTATCGTGTTATAAAATAATAAACAATTATACTATAGAATTAAATCTACCTGAATTAATAAGCAACGGCACATTTAATATTATTGTAGCAAATAGAGCAGGTTGGGAAAAATTTAAATATCAATTTAACATTGGTGATGCTCCGAGTAGTTTACTATTACCACCACCATTATTACCACCGCCACCCATTGTAGATGTTATTGGAAAATACTTCTTCTCGTTATTGAATAATGATTGGTATGATTTGGATAATTGGTTCGGTGACGAATTAAAAACAATACAAGCAACATTAATACCAGACGATACTATAGATGTTGTTGTTTTACCTCATACATTGCGGCCTGTTGTAGATATCGATAATGCTCAATGGATTGATCCAAATTCTATTGATGCCGGTACTGCTGGCATTACATTTTTATCAAATAATAGTAATAAAGTATATGCTCCGATAATAGGTGATGTTATTTATAATGGCAATGCCAGCCACGGTTAAAATATTATAAAAGCTGATAAATAGTGGAAATGAGTTCTTTAGATGATGGTCGTTCTTCTACATTTGGCAGAGATTTGATGAATTATATTTCATCAAAATTGCCATATTCTGGTTATAATGTTTTAGATGCATCTGAAAAATTAAATCCTAAATTTAAGTATTTCGAAGAAGTTGGCTCAAGAAGAGCAGAAGCCTTATCTAGACATTCTGTCTCTCAAAATAGTGAATTTAATAATGCAGGTATAGGTGCAATTCAGAAAGATTCGAGATTTTCTGAAATCATGTATGCTAATATACAAAAGGACAAACCAGCGCGCATACGTGACTATCGTATTATCGCTGCCTTCTCAGAAGTATCTGATGCATTAGATGAAATTTGTGATGAGATAATTAACAAAGATTCAGACGGTAATATTATCAAATTGCGTTATAAAAATGATAATCTAAATGAAACACAAGAAGAAACACTGAATAGAGAGTTTCAAAAATACATTCAATATTTTGATTTAGATAATAAAGGATGGAATATTTTTAGATCATTATTGGTAGAAGGAGAAGTCTTCTTTGAACACATTATTCACGAAAAGTATCCAAAAGAAGGTATATTAGGCACAGTACAAGTGGGTGCGGATATGATTGATCCCGTTTTTACTAATGTACAAAACATGATGGTAAAAGCGTTTTTATATCGCAAACCAAAGTTTGATCCTAATAACCCCACCAAACAAACGGGGCATGAATATGTTCCGATGGACAAAAATCAAATTACTTATATTCATTCTGGTATATGGAATGAAAATAAGACCATGAGATTGCCTTTCTTAGAAAACGCCAGAAGAGCATATCGTCAATTATCGATGATTGAAGATGCAATTATCATTTATCGTTTAGTCAGGGCACCCGAAAGATTAGTTTTTAATGTTGATGTGGGTAACATGCCTGCTCCTAAAGCAGAGTCTTATCTACGAAAATTGCAACAACAATATTGGTCGTCTAAAACATTTGACAATAATCAAGGTGGTGTAGTACAAAAATTTAATCCGCAAACTATGTTAGATAGTTACTGGTTTGCAAAGAGAGCTGGTTCTGAAGGAACGTCTGTCACAACATTACCGGGAGGTGCAAATCTAGGCCAATTAGATGATTTAATGTACTTCATGAAGAAGTTGTATCGTGCATTAAAGATACCTTCTTCACGATTAGACCCGCAAGATACTTTTAAAGACGGTCAAGAAATTCTTAGAGAAGAATTAAAATTTGCTAGATTTATTATAAGAATGCAACAACAGGTTGCTGCAGGATTTAAAAATGGATTTATTACGCATCTTCAATTGAAGGGATTGTGGGCAGATTTTAAATTAAAAGAACAACATTTTGATTTAGAATTTAACGTACCAACTAATTTCTATGAATTAAGAGAAAGTCAAAAATTAGAAATGAAGGTTCAAAATTTCGGTAATATGTCCAGTAATCAAAGCATATCGCCTTCTTATGCACAGAAGAAATATTTGGGATGGTCTGATATTGATGTAAAAGCAAATAGAGAATTCTTAAGGAAAGATAAAGAATTTGTGTGGGAATTGGCACAGATTGAGCAGGCTGGTCCTAATTGGAGACAAGCGCTACAAGCCCAAGCAGCGGCTATGGCACCAGCTGGAGAAATTGGTGGTAGTGCACCTATGGCTGGTGGTGGAGGAGGTGGTTCAGCGCCGCCACCGTTTGT